AGGGGAAGGTTATTTAGATCGCATGAACACATATTTAAACAAAATAAAAGATCGAGAACTTTCACTCGATTGAAAGGAAAATAATTGTTTTTAATCATATATTTACTAATTGGTGGGTTGATAGCATTATTGGTTCAACCTTCTATTGAAAAATTAAACATTGATAATTCAAAAGGAATAATATCTTTTCTTATTATGTCTTTTTGGTTTCCAATGTTAATACATATTATTATTAGAAGAATTAAGCGAGGAAGAATTGACTAACATTATCTTATATTCCAAAGAAGCGTGCTCATATTGTGAACAGGCCAAGAACCTTCTAAAGATTAACAATATAACATATAATGAACTATCCTTAAACAAGGATTTCAGTCGGGAAGAGATTTTAGAACTTTTTCCAACTGCCCGCACGTTTCCTATCATAACCATTAACGGTCAATATATTGGTGGTTACACTCAACTCCTTGAAAACGTTGATAAATTTTTTGGAAAAAAACAGATAAACGGCTAATTCCCTCCTTGACAATCTGATTTTTATCAGCTAGTCTGGTCTTTATGAAATAGGAATGGTAAAAAGAATTTGTCACACCTATAAAATAAGGGAGTTACATCATGGCTGTTGCAACCAAAAATGCTTACATAGAACGCGACGCTCATATTTTAGGGAACGCTAAAATTTTTGGAACGGTGGTTGTGAAAGATAAATCAGTCGTTTCGGGAAATGTAAAACTCTATGACGCCTGTCAAGTTCGTGATACTGCTCAATTGTCAGGGGATATTCGCGGTGCTGGCACAGCAAAGTTTTATGGAGACGTTAAGGTTTTTGGAAATGGAAATTTTCAAGGGCAAGCAGATATTTCATCTAGTTCTGATTGGACTACCGTCATTCATGATGGGAAAACTATCACCCTTTATAAATCCCGTTGTGATAATGGGTATGAGATAAATGTGGATGGAGTTGACACCAATTTGGTTGAAATATCTGTAACTATTTCTCATATTCTGGCAAAATATCTTAGCCAATTGATTAAGTCAAAGAGTTGGACTACATAAACAACATATAAGGAGGGAAGACCCCTCCTTATTTTATAGGATTTTACATGGCATTGAAAAATAAAAAGACCGCTTCTGATATGGCGGTCATTAATAAAAAATATTTCGGCAGTGAACCAGTTTCATTTAAATGTACAAATGAAACTATGCTAGATGCTTTTGCTTATTATAATTACATGTGTGATATGTCTGATGCGCGGGAATATTTGGTTTCGTATCTTTTATCAAATAACCGTAAAGATGAAGCACGTATTATTAATAATATCAAAGAGTGTTGGATACCCACCACTGCTGCATGGACAGCTAGAATTATTTCTAATGGAAATATGGTATCAGAATATTCGTTAGCGTTTATGAATCAAAAAATTGATGAAGCTATTAAACATAAGTCAGAAGATGATAATAGTGAATTAGATAAAAAACCAAATGTACAAAAATACATTAAAGATAAAAGCAATGATATCATTGCTAATATAGAAGACATATTAGATTCTGGTTATGATTTGAAATTTTCTTATTATACTTATTTTAAGTCAATTGAAGCCTCTGGAAATGTTCTAAAAAAGATCAGAGATTATTATTCTCCCCTATTAGAGGAATATCGCCAAATAGGGGTTGACAAGGATATAACGGAGGGGTATTATAACCTCTCTAAAAAAGACGTAACCCTTCGAGTAAATTATCTGACTAAAATGATTTCAGATATTGATGCTCTGATCGTTAATAAAAAGCAAATCAGAAAAACGCCTACTAATGTGCGTTCTCCTAAAATAAAGAAGATCAATCTAATTGATTTTCAATATATGAAAGAGGATGCCGCCAACAAAATAGTTTCGGTAGACCCAAACAAATTGGTTGACAGGAAGGAAGCGTGGCTCTATAATACAAAAATGAACACTCTGACGGTTCTGTATTCTGATAATGGGTTTTCTATAAAAGGAACTACAATTCAGAATATAACGGAAAAATCAGCCTCCAAAAAAATCGGCGCTTCTAGAGAAAAGGTGTTGACAAGGGTGCTGAATGACAGTAGAGTAGCTTTACGAAAGTTGATGAGCGACATTAAAAGTGCCGCACAACAAGGAAGTGGAAGAACAAATGAAAACGTTTTGATACTTAGAGTTTTCTAAAGTTTTGGGTTGGTTACAGCATCTAATTTGCATGTCCAGCCGAAAGTGTAGGTTCAATTCCTGCGGCCCGCGCCAAAATATATTATAATGAGGGATTTCTCCCTCATTATAATCAATAAATAGATAACAATGCTGGTGTGGTCTAAATAGATGGGCCTTGGCCTTCCAAGCCAAAGATGCAGGCGCGATACCTGTCACCCGCTCCACTTTTAAATATTAGGCGTAGTGGAGACAAATTCGCCTAATAAGGCTCCTTAGCTCAGCAGAATAGAGCATGAGTTTTCTACACTCAGGGTCGTTGGTTTGAGTCCAACAGGAGTCACCATTATTTTAAAGATTGTTCATAACGCTTTCGTCTTGCTTCTCTGCCGTTTGGATTATTAACATTTTTAAATCGGAAAGTTGGAGTTTGTGAATGGCAATTAGGACATAATAATCTAGCGTTTGATAGTCTATTATTTGTAATATCACCATCTATATGATCACATTCTAAAGAAATAGGTTTATTATTCCACTCAGAAATTCCACATTCACTACATTTAAATGCTGTTTTTAATAAGTATGTTTTAATTTGGCGCCAATAGGCCAATTCGTTGTTAACAACGGCTTTTTCTTTGGATATATGTTTCTCTATACCAAAACATTTACTTGAACAAAATTTTTGATTTGTGGTAATGGTGCCGCATACCGCACAACTATTAGTATTTTGTGCTTGACCGTGACGCCTAATTCCTATATTATTATGACTGGCAGAACACGAACGAGAACAGAATTTCTTTTGATCTTTTTTCAGTGTTAACCCACAGTGAGTACAATTTGACATTCCGAACCTTTACCTTAATTAAAATATTATTTATGGTTTATGGTTCGGTAACAATATAACGGGCGCTTAACTCAGTTGGTAGAGTACGGGTCTTTTAAACCTGAAGTCGTGAGTTCGAACCTCACAGCGCCCACCATTTTATAGAAAGAGATAATAATGGGACATTATGATGAGTACCGACCGGGATATAGTGAGCCGGGATATATTGAAAAACCTAAACAGTTACAAAGTTTAGATGAGCAAATTAAGATTTTAAAAGAAGACCTTGCTGTTCTAGAAAAACTAAAAGAAGAAAGTGCATGGCCTAAGCCATACGCTTTTTATCTTAGGGGAAATATCGAAGATAATCTATTAGAAGATGGTAGAGGATTAAAGCTATCTGAAAAAGCTATTGAACGGTTTATCACAACTGGTTATGAAATTGAGTTTGAAGGAACTGTTTCCAAAGAAGGTGTGTTTACTTGCACCTTTATTGATGGAGTTCAACTAGCTAGGCCAATCGATTTTTAATAATTAAATAGTCCCTTAGTTTAATGGTAAAACACCGAGCTTATACCTCGTTACTCCAGATTAGAGGGTTATGTCGGTTCGAATCCGGCAGGGACTACCAACCATCCAAATTTATAAATTGGGGGTATAGCTCAACGGCTAGAGCCAACCGCTCGGTAAAATAGCCAAAACTATAAATACTTCTTTAATAGGAGTATTTTGGTTTTGGACTTTAAATGTAGTTATTGTAATAAAGAATATAATAGTAGCAGTTCTCATAAAAATCATATGTGTAGATGTAAAGAAAACCCGAACAGAGTTTTACAACAGCCGACATACAATGATGAATATAGAGAGAAGCAAAGACAGATTACCTTAGACCGTTTTAAAGACCCGGCGAATAGGAAGTCACATTCTGATGTAATGAAACAGGTTGTGTTAGATAATCCAGATTCATATAATGCTAAAAATATATGCGGTAGGTCAAAGTATATAGAATATAAGGGGAATACTTTTCATAGCAAATGGGAAGTTGTAGTCGCTTCATTCTTAGATGAAATTAATGTAAAATGGGAAAGAGATGTTAAACCAATACCCTATTTTTGGCAAGATGATTGGCACTTATATTTTCCTGATTTTTATCTCCCTGAAATAAATTACTTTATAGAAGTCAAGGGATACGAAAGGGACAGAGATAGATGTAAGTGGAGCGCACTAAATAACTTGATTATCATAAAGGAAGCTGATATAAAGTTGATCAAGGCAGGAAAATACAACTTGGGGGTGGGCGTTGGGACGCGGGAGAGCCTTATAAACTCTTTAGTAGTAGATGACTGTTCTTGACTATGATCGAAACATAGCACCCCTACCATTTAAAACGGTTTTATCAGTGTTCGATTCACTGTGCCCCTAC